TTATGGACACAAACGACCTTGCAGAGGCACGAAGAATCATGGCTGCTCGTAAGTTTGTATCTGACAACATGAACATGATCATTGATCCATTTGCAGAAAAAGATTTGACTACACTAAATCTTTTCCAAAATGCTAATACTCGTGGAAATAACGAGATTCAGTTATCTGGTGCAATGGCTCAGGCTTATGGTTTCAACTTCTTCGTTGACAACAATGGAAGCGACCATACTCCTGCCACTGTAACTGATGCTGTTCTTGCAGCAACAGAAGCTATTGGGCAAACAGAACTAACCATTGATAATGGTAGTGGTTCTGCAGCAACTGTATCTTTAGCTGAGGGTGACGTTGTTACTTTCGGTTCTGCTAAAGGAACAGACGACTTTTACGTGGTTGAGTCTCAAACAGGAACAGTTCTTACCTTGAAAGAGCCATTACGAAAAGCGTTAGCCAACAACGCCACTATCAATCCAGTTGATATTGCTTCTGGCGACACTGGTCGTGAGCAGTTCTTCTATGACCCATCTGCACTAGCCCTAGTTACTGCGGTTATGCCTTCAGTAGATAGCGGTTCAGGATCAGGTGTTCGTAGAGCAGCAGGCTTCGAGCCAATGAACAATGTGAACTACACATTGACTATCGAAGAAACCAAGTCAGGTGCTGATATACTTATTGAAGTTCTTTATGGAACTAAAGTATTCAGAGGAGACTTAGGTGGTCGATACATTCGTGGTAACGTAGCCAAAGCCTAATTTTATAAGGAGCCGCCTTAGTGCGGCTCTCTTTTTATTATGGTTCAACCTGAAGACATAATAGACTCAAGGGCTATGATAGGTATGTTCGGTCTACTATCGAGCATAACCCTGCAACAAGTATCTACAGTAGTATCTATACTTGTCGGTATTGTAACGTTTGGTTACATGACTATGAAATGGTATTATGAATGGAAGAAGATTAAAAGCGAGTAATTATGGCGTTTAGTAGCCTTACCCTTACTAGAAACAATATTGATGCACTAGAAGAGTTGACCTTTAAGGGTATAAACGTAACTAGCGGCACTACAACACTTAACCTTTCTGAGAAGGATAACCTAATTTTAGGTAAGGCAATAAAATTACTCAAGACAGATATTCTTGAAAATCTCAGAGAATTTATCAATGATACTACGTATAGTACAGAAACAGCTTTATTAGATGCTATACACGCTGCTGATTCGGAGGAACTACTCGTTGATTTATTGACGTTTAAATTTCTTGAGTTGTGGTTTGCCCAAGATGCAACTCACAAAGACAGCTACTCTTTTGAAAAAGCTAGAAAGTACTATGCAATGTACAATCAATATTTAACGGCTAACCTTAGAAGACTTAGTGGTTTATTGTCTACACCCAAGACAACCCCAAGAGTAAGATTTATGAGTCTATACTAATGAGTCCTGAAGAAAAAATAGTACAACATATAAAGTTGCGAATGTCTGGTAATGAGTTTGACTCTGACTTACTCCCTAGAATAGCTGATGTATTTAAAGATTCTATAATAAAACAGACCAAAAATCAGCAAGACCCTTCAGGTCAGGGATGGAGATCACTTTCTACAAAGTATGCAAAATATAAGAAAAACAAGGTTGATAAAACCGATGCTGATCTTAGGTTTAAATTTTATGGGTCTGATGTTGGTGCTTTTAATATTTTTGACTATTCAATAGAAGATGATAGCATTATGTTTGGTTTTGATGATGAGATAACACCATATATGCAGGCTCATAATGATGGGGAGGGCAATAATTTACCTCAAAGACGATTTATACCTGAAGACACTGATTTTGATTCTCCTGTACAAAAAAAGAATTTAGAAGAGGTAGCAAGATTAACTGCTGAATTTTTGAATACATCAACAGATGTAGAAGGTGGTGAGATAATAATAAATATATAAAATGGATAGAAACTCAATACTTAGTGGTTATATGACGAGCTTTAGTAGTTACTCCTCTTCAGACAGCAGGACTACTGTAGAAAAGGTATTGAAATTTAGTGGTAACAATTTAGATATTAGGAAGCGTGGAGACATTATAAACGAAGTTGTTATATTCAAATTGCTAGGTGGATCAACAGATGTATTGGTAGATTCTGATAAACCTACAGAATTGACACAAAGTTTTGAAACAATAGTCTACGTTGAGCAGCCAAACACGCACAGCAAAAAAGACGCTGCTTATGATAGAATTTTAGAACTTACAGACCAAATTATTGATTGGGCAGACACAGTAGTTGCTAGTAGTATTACATCAAATGTTTATACTATACAATTTACTGGGTTGGGCTCAATAGAAGAAAGAGATGGTTATTTATCAACAAATGTTAATTTTCAGAGTATAATTAAAATATCCTAAACCAAACACAAAACAATGGCAAAATTTATATTAGATAAGGTTACTATAGGTAGCGACTCTATTGGAGGTACTACTGGGGGAGGCGACATACACAATGTTGTTGTGGAGGCATCTCTGCCAACTATAGAGCCTAATCAAGTAACCGTAGATAACGGTCAGGTGATTAATGAATCATATACCGTAAACCTAGAGATGAGGACAAAAAATACAAAAATAGGGGCAGCAAATGATGGTACAGCTATACTATCATTAGCTACTGTTAGCAATGATGGTACGCTCCATGATAAGGCTTTTGTCCGATTTGATGGTACTTCAAATTCATTCAATATAGACAGTGGTAAAATGTTTATAAATGGATACGAAGATTATAGTAATGGAAGAATAGAAACAGTATTGACTGGCACATTGGAAGTTATAAAAGCCACTGACGGTCTAACATCTAGCTAAGGAGGCTTATCATGTCAAAGTTAATTATATCTCAAATAGATGTGTTTACTGGTGCTTTTGGCACTACATCTCCTAGTGTTTATGTTGGGTCAATCAAAAATTTAGTCATAGATGGATTACAATATTTTCCTGAGCCTAATCAGACCGCTGTGATTGATGATGGTCAAACCATGACTGAATCTTATAATGTTCCTATAGAAATAAGGACAAGAAACACCAATTTTGAAACAGGCACGACTGTTCATGATAGTGCCAGTGCTGGTGGTTCTGCTGCAGTTGGCTCACTTAATGGCGAAAATCTTCTAACACACGCCAATACTCCTTTTATGATTGAAGATTCTACTGACGCTAAAACAAAGTGTTTTTTAAGATTTGTAACAGAGGGTACTGGCGTTAATGATTTAAAAGCTGAAGGAGGAGTTGTGCTCAATGGGTTTTTAGATTTTAGTAACAATAGGAAAGAGACAGTTCTTCAAGGCAACATTGAAGTCGTAAAAGCAGCTACAGGCATAGCACAGGAGTAAAAACATTATGAGTAGAAGTCAATTAAAAACACTAAGTATTTCTCAAATACCAACCAGTGGCACTTCCTTTACTTACTACAATACATTTTCAGTAGTACAAGAGGGTTCTGATGAGGCTTCTAGGCAAGTTCTTAGTATAGAGCCTATGTCATCACCTATTATTGAGGACGGACAAACATTGATTACAAGTAAAAACTTTGACTTAACTGTTAGCGGCTTGTTCAAGGCAAGCACAATTTCTGGTTTGCAAACTTTAGCTGATGCTAGAACGTCTGTTGTATTTGGTGGTATTGGTTTAGGAGGTCAAATATTGCAGGCAGAGGGCTCTATAAATCTTGCTCAAGTATTTTCTGAAACAGCTTCTTTTAGATTTAATAGTCCAAGAGAAGCTACTGGTGGATATAGTACTGGCACAGGAGAAGATGGCAAGCATACATCTGAATTGGCATACAGCACCAATGGATTGTGTTTGTACAAGTGGGGAGCAGCAGCAGCTACAGGAACTAATGCCTTAGCTTATGGATGGACTAAATCAGCAGGGACTGTTTCTTTTGCATCGGCAAATGGAGGGGTTCAAACTTTTAGTCATAGTGGCGCTGCAACTTTACATAGAGATGTGCATCTTCCATTTGATGGAGTAGAGACCTTTCACTTCTTTATAGATGTAACAAACCTAACAGATGCTGGCAATGATGCCATAAAAATAAAAATACAATCGTTTTCAGATTATGCTAATACTGAAAATAATTCAGCAGAAACTGTAATTACAGGAACTGGCAATAAGCTAGTTGGAATACTTCCTCCATCTGGTTCTAAGATGCTTAGAGTATCAGTAATTGTAGGAGCTAGCGATAGTATATCTTTTAGAAACCCTAGCTTACACACATCAGCAGTATATAATTTTACAGAATTTAACACATAACCCTAAAATAAAGCGAGCGATTTATGGGAAGAATTACAAAAGTAACTGGCGAGTTTATGGGGGTTCGGTTTGAGGTCAAGCCGACCCCTATTCGTTTTGATAAGGTATCTGAAGAGCGTAGACAAATGCTTTTAGGATGGTACAAGGAACATCATCCAAAACTTCACAAAAAACTTATTGATGATAAGTATTCTGCTGAGGATTATACGATGGAAGACCTTGAGGGTCTAAACACTTGGCGTTTAGATGAGGATTTTCGTGCTGAGTATTGTGAGTTTACTGCAAAACATTGCATGAAATTAGATAAACCCATTGATAAGAAAACTTGGAAGTCTGATGATTTAGAATTAGGAACGCTTGAGGAAGCGTGGGATTTTTTTACCAACAGGCGACAAGTACCTACCAGTGGAGTCGTAGCACTTTAGAGTCATTAGACCTGCTCGCACCTAATGACCTCGTGGTTGAAGTTGGCGGTGCATACACATATTATTGTTATGTACTTGCCGACTTTGATCCATTGCGAGCAAAAGAACTTGAAGCCAACTGCTCGATTGAGCAAATAACAAAGGCTATGATGGCCAGAGCAGCCTATCATAGGCCATCAGAATAGCACAATATGAAGTTTTTCCTAGATTTAGAGTTTAGAATAGGCCAAAGTCTATCAAAGGTAAAAGAGACTATAAAATCTATAGGCTTCGATAAAAATTTAAGCAAGTCTTCAAAAGACGTAAAGAAAGGTCTTGAAGACGTTGGCAAATCTGCTCAAAACACAAACAAAAACTTACATCACACAAGTGCTGGACTCAAGGAATTACAAGTAGACGCTAGAAATTTAAACAAGAGTACAGCTGCAGCAAATCAAACTCTATTTTCATTTTCTGATGGTTTACAAGATGCTGCTCAGTTTAGTCAAGGATTTTCGCAGGGTATGCGAGCCATCGGTAACAACGTTGCATTTACTGCTGAGTTGTTTTCTAATTTAAAAGTAAGGGTTGATCAGCATAATGATGCTGTAAGTAAGGGTAAGATTGTAAATGGCCAATTTACCACCGTACAAGATGAATTAAAAAATGCTCTTAATGGTGCTGGAGGCATGCTCATAAAATTAAATGTAGCTGTAGTGGCCTCTACAATTGCTTTTACTGCCCTTGATAAAAGACTAAAAAAAACAACAGACGCAGCCAAAGCTCAAGCTGAGGCGTTAGCTGATGTTGCTAAATCCTTTTCTGATCTTGACACAGGAGTTGAAGACCCATTTGGCTTGAGGGCTAGAGCTATTGAAATAGGTGTTTTAAATGATGTTATTGGTGATCATGATAGTAAAAAAGCGATAGATGATTATTTTCAAGGCTTAAATAGAAATGTGGGTGGTCTTGCTTTATTTAGTAAGGCTATACTTAAAGTTACATCTGTTTTTATTGATGCTGATGAAGAGTTTTTAGGCTTTATAACTAAATTAGATGAACTACAACAAATACAAGAGGGTGTAGTTAACACCCAAAAGGCTTATGAACAAGCGATAAAAGATGCAAGGCCTGAACTCCAACAATTCATAACAATAACTGATGATCTTGAAAAAGTAGTTTTAGAGCAGAATACAGGCATTGAGCTAACTTCAAAGACGTTATCTGAATTAAAAGAAGAAACAGAGGAAGTAATTTCTGTTATAGGTAGAAAAACAGAGAGAGACATAAAAGATATATCTACGCTAACTAGATTGCAAAAACTATTGTCTGATATAAATGGTTTTTTGGACGATAACGCTAAAAAAAGAGAAAAAGAACAACAGGATAGAACTAAAGCTATTGACTTTTTCTTTAAAGAACGTGAACAAATGTCTACCAATAATACTGTTCTTCAGAAAGAGTTAGCCATATTAAAAGAGACAGATGCTTTCAAAAAAATATCTATGCAAGAAGAATTAGATATTTTTATTCTTATGGAGGATTTTAGATTAAGGCAAATAGCTTTAATAAAAAAAATGGATGATGCTGGAATAGAAGGTCAAAAACGTATTGAATTGTTAAGTCTTTCTAGGGCTCAAAGAGATATTGAATTAGAAAATATTAGAGTAGATGCTACACAACAAAGAATAGACGAGACTCTTAGGCAACAAGCAGAATTTGAAGCAAAGATTTTCAAGAATCAGGAAGCTGCTGCTAAAACTGAAGAAGATAGAATTGCAAAAGAGGAAGAGCTGCAAAAAGCTCATAATAAAGCAAAAAGATTAGCAGAAGAGACCTTAGCTAAAGATGTTAGTCGTATAAGAACAGATGGTCAAAAGGAATTTTCAAGACAACTTAACAGAGATGTTGCATTAGCTGCAGAAAGAAATAAAAAAATAGTTGCAGGGCATGCTGAAGCTACTGAGTTGATGGGTAGAATGAATGTAAGTCAAGCAAGTAAAGATTTTCAGAACGCCTTAATTCAGGGAGAAAGAGAGGCTAATAGTTTTTTAGCATTTGTAGATTTAAAATCTCAACATGATATTATGAAGGCAGACGAAAGAACTGCTGCTAAATTATCTATAGAAAAAAAATATCAGGATATGTTAATTTCTTTAGGTGCTGAAGGATTATTAAATCAAGATATAGTCGATCAACTGTCTTTGATGCAGGCAGATGAGACTTCTAAGGCCATTTCTGATATTGACAAAAAAGAAAAAGATGCAAAAATAGCAAATGCTAAAGGTGTTTTAGATAGTATTTCATTTATTACAGATGGGTTATTTAAGGATTCAAAGGCTGGTGCTATAGCAAGTGCAGTTATGAATACCTATGAAGCAGCAACCAAAGCATTAGCCTCTGCCCCTCCTCCATTTGGTCAAATACTTATGGGTGGGACTATAGCCGCTGGTATGGCTCAGGTAAAAAAGATAATCTCTACCGAAAAAGGTGGTGGTGGTGGTGGTGCTACTGCTGGTGGTGGTGGAGGTATAGGCTCCAGACCTAGAGCCTCTGGATTGTTTGGTACTACAGAAACTAGGGGTAGTGCGAACCTGAATCAGCCAGCATTTATGCCTATAGGGGGTATGCCAAAACAATCTATAAATGTCAGGGTTAATAATACATTTGATGACAGAACAGCCGCTACTGTTGTTTCAGAAGGTAACGATCACAGAAGAGAGGGAGCTGTCTCTGGCTTAGGATAGATATGGCTACTTTACCAACTGGAAATGTCATAACAGTTACTTCTACAGCCACACTTAGTGGAAACAAGGCTGTTCAAGTTGTGATGAAGTTTGAGGACAGACACACCTCTAGCACACAAAGTGTAACAGGAACTCTTTCTGATTTAGGCAATATAAAGCTAGAACTAGATGTACAAGAGGATTCCAATAATATTTCAGATTTTGTATATAACTGCGCTGAATTTACTTTTAGTATGTTTTCTGATTTTACAACAAGTTCAGGATCAAAGTTATCTTTTGGTGCTTTTTTAAATGATTTATTAGTTACAGATTTAATTCAGATAGAGCTAACTTATGCAGGAAACAATAAAGATGTTTTCTTGGGCAAGAAAACAGATGTTTCTTATGATGAAATAAAAAGAACATTTTCTGTAAGATGTTTTACCCCATTTAAATTTACCAGTCAAGTAACAGCGTTTAGCACTCCAGCATCAAAACTTATAGCACTATCATTTGATGATGGTACAGCCTATAGTTATACAGGTATAATATATAGAGATCTTTTAGATTCTTACTTATCAACTATAGGAGCAAATACTAGCATTAATAAAATACAATCTTCATTTGTTAAGACAATTAGTGATATTGTAGGAACTAGTGGAGGTTCTTCCGATGTGTTTCATATTTTTGTGCAAAGCAAAGGAAGTCATTCTTCACTTCCCTCATCAATTTTAGACACAGGCAATGCTTTCTCAGCAGAAACATTTGAAAGAGCAAGGTCTGCTGTTCTTAAAACAGGTATTGTTGAGTCAGCGATAATAGGCTCTTTGTTTGGAGAAAACTTTTATGTTAGGAGAGACTATAATGGCAGTGATAGTGGTTATAGTGCAGACATAGCAATATCTGATTTAGAAGAATTTAAAATAAAATTCAATAATCCAAACGTAAAAAGCATATCCATACTTGCTAATAATATTGGAACATCAAGTCCTACTAGCACAGTTACTGAGACTGTAGATGCCTCTGCGTCAAAAGTAATGGACGTAAATGTTGGTTTATTTGTTAATAGTCAAACGTTAAATGATACTGGAGTTCAACAGGCTACTGTAACAAACCCAAGAGGTGTTTACAACGAGTCTGATGCTGGTCTTACTTTAGGAGCAAAGGCTATTAATATATACAAAAAATTATTTGGCGTAGATGGTTCTTTGAAGTTTTCGTTCACAGTTTTGGGTACTGAAAAGATAAAACCATACCAGTATATTACGTTGAATACTAGCATATCTGATTTTGTTGAAAGCAGCAATAATAAGGTAAGACCATCATCAATAGAGTATGATCTAAAAAATAATAAGATAATAGTAGAGGCATATAGTGTTAATTAAATGAGTCAGTTAAGTAAAATAGGATTTGTGACGGTAGCAGGTGGTGAGCAAGTTGTGACGGTTAGTTCTTTTAGTGTAGAGACCGAGTTATTGTTTTTTAATAAACCATTTGATGAAGCTATTGATGGTAGCCTACGACAAAACGTGCGAGGCACAAGAAAGAGGTTTTCGTTGTTCTATAACAAATGTATGGAGCCTAGTACGCTACGAAGCATATTGAATAACATTGTTATTGATCTAAACGTAGAGGGTAGCAATCTAGGTTCGTTTAAAATATTTCAGGGTGACCCTCTCATACCAGACACGAGTACAGAAATATTTAGTACTAGCACATCTACATTTGACCAAGACATAACAGAACATACAGTCACTCTTGATTCGGCTACTATACACAGAATACAGTATGCCAATCAGATTGGAACGTATGTGCCAAAGATAAATATGATAGAAACCACGATAACGTAATGGCTATAGCAACTACAATATCACAGTTATTTATAAAGACAAAGGATTATGATGCTGATGCTGATTTTTGTTACTTGATTACGCCAACAAGTTTTGACGTTTCATTGGCTATACTGAATTTTGGTAGTGATAATGACGAGGCTATTGATGGGTCTTTACGCTCTAATCTTCGTGGGTTCAGGATGAGCCTTGAGATACCACATGAAAAATTACTGACTAGCACATTCAAAAAAACCACTTCTTTAGTAACAGGTGTAGAGTCTGGCTTTCCTACCCCATTTGATTTTAACAGTGTATCTGCTAGTAACTTTAGCAACTCTAATGTAACTACCTTTTTTACAGATATAATTACTACTTTCAAAACTAATGGTGATGATTTTGTAGAGGTTTCTTTTGATGGTGTTTACGAGTCTAGCACTCAAGATTTTAGAAAGATTGTAATAGACTCATCCTCATTTAGCACAGTGTTCACTAATCAAATAGGCAGGGATTCTAGCAGCATTAAGTTTGTGGGTCAGAAGAAGCTAACTTCTATACCAACTGAGTTACAGGCAACATAAAAGAGTATTGAAAAGTAAAGCTAAGGTAGATATATTTCATTCATTATAATAAGCAATAGATTATGGCAGATTTAAGGGGCAAACAACTAAAAGATGGGTTTCAGAACCTAGTAACGATAGGTGCAACTACTAATAGCGACCCTACTACTGGCGCATTAACGAATGGCAAGAATACAGCAATTACTCAGGTAACTCTTGGTTTGGGTAGTACATCTGCACCATCATACTCATTTAGTGGTGATACAAATACAGGTATGTTTAGTAGTGGGTCTGATACTTTAAATTTGGCTACAGGCGGAGCCAAAAGACTTACTATCTCAAGTGGTGGCAATGTTGCTATTGGAACATCTAATATTTCTTCTGCCAAACTTCAAGTAGGAACATCAAGTGAAGAAATACTTAGACTAGAAAGAGATACTGTATCAAACAATTCCTTTATAGATTTGACGTATGCTGCAGGTCAAAGTGATGATTCAGATGCAAACCATGAATATTCAAAGATACGAACTAAGGTTGTAGCTAATCAGTCTACTAATGAGTCAGGTCAATTGCACTTTCAGACCATAAATTCTGGGACTATAGGCACCAAGATGGTCATTACTCAGGAGGGTAAAGTAGGCATTGGTACTGATAGTCCTAGTACAAAGCTTGAAGTTAGAAAAGATAGTTCAGATACCACTCTTACGGCTATTACGTCTACTAACGACACTAT